GGCAATCGCCTCCTCGCGCGCAACCCCGGCGCCATTGTCGAGCCCCGCCGACAGCGCCGAGACCAGCAGGCGCACGCCGCCCTTGCCCTGGATCAGATCATCCAGCAGCACGTCAAAGGCCTTGCCGTTGTTATCTTCTTCAAAGCGCATCAGCGCGCCGGTGGTGAAGCGCAGTTTATGGGTCGTTCTGCCCTGCTTCAGAGTTGCTGCAGCAATCATTCCTTAGCTCCCTTTGGTCCAGCTGATGAGCCCGGTGGGGCGCAGTTTGAGATCCGTCATCAGATCTCCCTCATGATCGACCGAGGGCACCGAGGGGTTCACGAAGGCCTTGTAGGCAAAGACATCCCCCGTGGTGGCCTGACCCTCCATCATCGGCAGCTTCACCCGGAAGAACACCGGCTTGCCGGAGGCCTTGTAGCCGGCGGCCAACTCGTAAAGCGCGGCGGAATAAAAACAGCTGAGCGTCAGCTCGCTGGTATCCGTGAGGCCCACGCCCCATTCGCGCGACCGACCGGGGCTGTCGAGCGAGGTCCGATCCCGGTATTCCGGGTTTTCCTCGGGGATGCCCACTGTCTTGCACCCCTTGATGACGACAAACGTCGCCTCTTCTCCATCCGGGGACCATTCAATGTCCGCCAGATCGCCTGCGATGACATTCTCTGCCATGGCTCGTCCTTTCATAGTGTTTGGGAGGTGCCGGTTTCCCGGCCAGATCAGGCGCGGTAGCGCACCTGCACATCCAGCATTTGCAGCCGGATCACATCACCGCCGGTCTCCTGTGTGGAATCCCGCCGGGAGAGTTCTTTGATGCGGATCACTGATCCGCCGCGATAATCGGTGAGTGTGGTGGAGACCTCGCGACCGAGGCTCAGCAGCGCGCCATAAGTCTTGGCCGCAACATTCACCTGCACCCGCGCGGTCTCAAGATCCGCGCGCCCCTTGAGCGAGTAGCGCGTCACCGTGGAGATCCGCTGCAGGGTGATCCGGGGAAAGCCCACATCCCCGTCAAACGCCCCCCAGACCACCGGCGCCCCGAGGGTCTTCAACAGATCCTTCAGCTCCCGTTCCATACTCATCTGCCGGCCCGCGCCGCCTTGCGCCGGGCGCGCTCCACCGCCCGCTCGATCTCGCCCCAGACCTCGCGTTTGAGCGTGGCGAGCATCAGCGCCTGATTGGCATCCCAGGCCGGGCGCAGAAACGGACGCGCCGCCATCCGCCCCGTGCTGCGCCCGGTGGAGGATTGCACCCGGATCCCGGTGCCAAACTCATAGAGATGCGCATGGGGTTCACCGTCGCCTGCCGCATCAACCGGGCCGACATAGAGCACCACCTTGCTGCGCCCCCGGTCCTGGCGCGCCTCGCGTTTCTGGCGGGCGGTCAGTTTGCTGGTCACCGCAACCGTAAAGGGCGAGGCCGCGTCTGCCATCTGCGCCACCGGCTTGAGGCTCTTCTTCATCGCCCGCCGCATCACCCCCTTGGCGGTGCCACGCGGCAGGGCGGCCAGCGCGCGCTCGATGTCGCCCGCGCCCTCGATCTTCATCTTGACGCTCATCAGGCGACCTCCGGGATCTTCCAGGCGGTGATCTCGATCTCTCCTTTAAAACCGCGCTCTTTCAGGCCGGTGATTTGCCAATCCGCGCCGTCAAAGCGCAGCCGATGCGCGCCGGTGATCTGCACCATGGGCCCCGACCACAGCACCCGGAACCGCGCGTCGCTGCGCTGTTCCACCGCAGCCGCCCGGAGCCGCTCGCCATCGCTCACCGGCTCATAGGCCGCCCAGCGATAAAACAACGTGTTCCAGCCCGTGACCTCCGCTTCGCCTGCATCATTCTCCGCGCGCTGCGCCTCCAGAAAGACAATGCGGCGATCCCGTTCCGCGATGCCCATCACCGCCACCAACTTTTGAAGGGCGCGATCAGCCGCGCGATCGACAGCGGCACCTCCGCCGGCGTGCCCTCGAACACCACCGGCTCGCGCGCCTGATAGAGATGGGCCGCAAACAGCAGAATGGCATGGCAGATCGGCTTTGGCACATCAGCAGCTGCGCCAAAGCCGGTCTGGTAGCGCACCCTGAGCGGCAGTGCGCAGCGACCCGGGCGAGGCCAGCTGCGCGCACGGACATAGAACCGCCCGCCCAGCTCAAACAGCTCCGGCGATGCCACCGCGTCCCAGCTCCCCGCCGGGGTGAAGACCTCGACCTGCTCCACCGCAGTCACCGGCCCGAGGATCAGCTCAACAGAGCCACCCGCACCGGGCACATGGTGATAGCTCTGCTGCCATTGCTGGCGGACCAGCGCGAGGCCCAGCTCGCCATCATCGCCATCAAACTGCGCCACCGCCACATCCAGGCACTGTTGCAGGTGGCCATCCTCTTCGCCCTCTTCCAGCCGCAGATGCGCGCGCAGTTGGGCGAGCTCCACCGGCGGCTCCGCCGGTGGGACAAGACGATCCATTGCCATGGATCAGGCCGCTTTCATCTGCAGGACCTTGATGGCCTTGGTCTGCGCCGGCGCGCCGTCAATGCGATGCACGCCCATGATGCCGAGGTTGGGGAAGAACTTCTCGCGCGCCACGCCCAGCAGCGGATTGCCCACCTTGCGCACGTAATATTCCGAGAAGTCACCGTAAGCGATGGGCTTGGTGCCGGCGCCGATCTGCGCCATCGCCTGGTTGAACGACACGGGCCGGCCATTGAGCGTGGCCGGCACGCCCTTGGTGACATCGCCATCGGACCAGAGATAGCGCCCATTGCCGTCCTTCAGCTTGCGCAGCGCCTTCACGGACTGGTCATGCATCTGGTAGCGCACCTTGGGACCGCCGCGATAGGCCGGGTCGACGGAGTGCTCCAGATCAAAGATCTCATCAAAGGTGATGGCATCCGTGGCAGTGGCAACATGGCCCACCGGCGCGCCGGTGACAAACCCCAGCGGTTGGTTGTTGCCGCTGCCGGTGGTCAGCCAGGCATTGCCCTTGCGCCCGATCCGCTCCCCGATCAGCTTGCCCAGAAGCGGCTCGAAGCCAAAGGCGGAATCCTGTGCCAGCTCAAAGGACCATTTGATCCAGGGCGTCACCAGCGCATAGGCCAGCAATGTGGTCTTGCCCAACTCGATGTCGCCGCTGTCATCATCAACACCCTCATCGCCCTCGGCATGGGGTTTGGCCTCCTCTGCGGTGTCATCCACCGTCGGCAGGTCAAAGGGCGCGCCATTGGCCAGGTTGATCTCGGTGGCAATCTGACCATCCATCATCGGGCCATGGGCTGCGGCGGCCACATTGATAAAGCCCGCAAGCGTGGTGGGCACCAGGAAGCCGCCCTGCGCCCCGGTTCCCGAGGTCTGCGTGCGCACCTCCCGCGCGCCACCCCGCAGGGCCGCCCGTGCCTCGCGATCCATCTCCGACAGATCCGCACCATTGGCCAGATACTGGCGGAACGCCTCGCGATATTCGTCGCTCACATCCCCCTCGGGCTGGTGGCGGCTTTCGTCCTGGCCGGGGCGGTTCTGTTCCCGCTGGGCGCGCTCTTCCTGTTCGCGGCGGTCTTCAGCCTCCCGCTGGGCGGTTGCGGCGCGCTCCTCGCGATCCGCGTCCCGCACCAGCCCGTCATACTGATCCATCAGCGTGTCGAACTTGTCATTCGCCGCGCGGGCCTCTTCCGCCGGCGTCTTGTCGGTGATCCCGTCGCGCAGGCTGGTGGCCTCGGTCAGGACGGTTTGCGCCTGTTCGCGCAGTTCTTTGATCTTGCTCATAATACCCTCATTGGATGTGATCTTTTTGCGCTTGCCCAAGGCGCGGAACAGGGCAATGACCGGCGCCCCTCAGCGCAGGCCAGACAGACGCCCGCGCATCTGCATGCGGCGGCGACACAGCTGCGCGCCCCCGCCGAGCGCTGCCGCCTTCGAGCGCAGGCCGATCTCGGTGCCCTGGTAGGCGGGGTCGGTCACAATCGAGACATCGAAGAGCCGCACCGAGCCAATCGAGCGCAGCGGGTGATCGCCGCTCTCGTCCCAGGTCTCTTTCTCCGCAATGAAGGCAAAGCTCATCTTGGAGAGATCGCCGCGCCGCATCTTCGGCAGGATCCGCTGCACGTCCGGGTCCTGCGGATCCAGTTCTGTTTCCACCCGCAGGCCCCGCTGATCCTGCGACAGCATCAACGTGCCCGAACTGGTGCGCGCCAGAGGCAGGCCCTCGTGGTCGATCAGGAAGGTGACATCGTCGCGCCGGTCCAGCGCCGCGCTGAAGGCGCCGGCCTCCACCACCTCTTCCCAGCCCCAGCGATCCAGCGGGCCGATGGCGGTGCGTTCGCCAAACACCGCCGCATAGCCGGTCACGGCCAGCGCCTGCCCGTTGTCTTCGCGCAGCTCTATTGGCGCGACGGCGCAGTAACGCACCTCGCGTGTGGGGTCGCTCATTGCAGCCTCCGTCAGTTTGTGTGGGTGGTCTCGTCGCCGTCGCCCGTCTCAGGCGCGACATCGTCATCAGGGTCGGGCGCCGCCGCTGCGCCCTTGGCAAAGGCCTTGCCGGCCAGCTCAATCGGCACGGTTGCGCCCTGCACCAGAAGCACATCGCCCCCGGACAGAGGCGCGCGGTTTTCCAGCGCGCGGCCCTCGTTTGGTGTCATCAAGCCGTTCTGGATCGCCTTCACAATCGCCTCGACCCGGGTCTTGAAGTCGCCCCGCATGATGCCGTCGAGGTTCAGTTTGACATAGCGTTTGGAGCCGCGCCCGAAGATCTTCAGCGTCAGCTCCTGCTCGAACTTCTTCACCCAGCGCCGCAGCGTGTGTTTGACCAGGTGAAGATCCTGATGCTCGATATTGTTATAATTGCCCTTGCTCAGCTCCTGCAGGAACACCGGCGGCAGCTGGTAGATCCGTGCCACCTGCCCCACCGCAAACACCTGCACCGAGGTCAGCTGCATCTTGTCCGGATCATCGCCAAGCCGCTTCAGCTCATGCCCTGCCGGCAGCGGCAGCACCGGCTTGCTCTCATCCGCCGCCCGCCGCGTCACCTTCATCAGATCCGCCGCCGCCCGCATCATCTCCTTGGCCGCCTGGAACGGGCCGGTGAGAATATAGGGCGGCACGCCGTTCTTGCCGAAGACCGTCAGCGCATAGCGATTGGCATTGAGCCCCTGCCGGATGGCGCTGGCGCAGGTCATCACCGGATTGTGGCAGCCCACATGGTCCGGTTTGAGCAGAAAGGCGATGTCGATCACATCCCGGCCCGGATAGGTCTTCACCCGCCCCGAGGGCTCGCGGTAGTCATAGAACAGACGCCCGCGATCCTTGCGCACGGTAGTGCGGTGATACTCCATCGGAAACAGGTTGATCACCCGGCCCTGGCCATTGCGCTCGATGTAAGTATAGGCGCGGCCCGGGCCAAAGACCTCGGCAAAGAAGGTCTCTCGCCAGCTAAAGGAGGTGGTGCTGTCATTCACCGCCGCACTCAGCACATCCGCCACCCCGCCCGAGATCTTCTTGTCGCCACCCTCGTCGCCCGTGGCCTCAAAGACCTCGATGGGCAGGCCAGCCATGGCTGCCGACAGGAAGTTGATCGCCGCCCAGATGCCCGGCAGCGACAGCGCTTCGCGCATGGTCACGCCCTCGCCCACCGCGCCGGTCAGCATCTCGGCGATCATCCCCTCGCCGCTGTCCACCACCTCGGCGCGCTGTTCCGGCTGGTCTGCGCTCTCAGCCGCCGCGCGACCGCGCCATCCCATCAATCCCACAGCACATCCTCCAGAGAATAATCCTCATCGCCCCAGGGCGACTGTTCCGTCCCGCCGCGCTCCCGGCACAGCGCAATCCCCGCCGACATCGCCAGCGAGACCATGCCGTCGATGCGGCCATGGGCCTTTTCCTTGTCAAACATCCGATGGCCGGTGCGGTTCTCCGCGTAGGTGACAGAGGCCGCCATACTGTCCAGCATCGGGTTCTGCGCCACCATCTGGCGCCCGTCGTAGATGGCGTTTTCCAGCTTGTTGATGGAATCCGGCATCCACAGGTAGATCTCGACCTCCTGCCCCGGGTTGGTCGGATCCGGCACCTTGTCCAGCACCCGTTTCTGGAAGCCCTGCGGATGCACCTCTGTCGGCAGCACCAGCCCCTTTTCCGTCAGACTGTCCTTCAGCCGTTCCAGCCCATATTGGTCACAGGCAATCACCTCCGGCTGATAGCGCGAGGTCAGATCCGCCAGCGCATCGGCCAGCCAGGGGTATTTGAGCCGATCCCCCGGCACCGCCTCGATGAAGCCCTGCTGCACCCAGAGATCATAGGGCGCCTGATCCCTCGCCGACCGTTCCATCAGCGTGCCCTCCGGCGTCCAGAACCAGGTCTTGGAGACCAAGCGCTCGGCGTCCTTGGTGGCATCCAGCACCCATGTGAGTGTCAGCGCCGAGAAGTCGCGCACCTGGCTCAAATCCAGACCGCCAAAACAGGGATAGCCCTGCGCGGTCAGCTCTTCGGGATCCACCTCACCATGACAGGCCACCCAGGCCTCGCGCCGGATCGCTGCCGTCACCGATTGCGTCCACTGGCAAAAGTGCAGCCGCGCAATCCCGTTGCGCTTGCCCGGCATCATCTTGGCCTGGCTCACCACCTTGGTGAGGTATTCCTCATCAATGGTGACACCCAGAAGCGGGTTCACCTTCACCCAGCAGCTGGGATCATTCTCCCAGTCATCGCCCTCATCCAGTGAGCAGATGAAGGCAAATGTGCTGTCATCGTCGACCGCGCCGGTGACGACATTGACACCATGCTGATGCTCTTCCCAGCAGATCGATTTCTTGTCGGTGCCGGAGTTGGTCGCCATGCACAGGAGCGGCTGTTTGCGGAACTTGAAGCCCCGCTCCAGCATGTCGATCACATCCCGGTTTGGGTGCTCATGCACCTCATCGGTGAGCGCACAATGCGGACGCGGGCCGGATTGCGCTTTCTCTGCCGAGAGCGGTTTGAACTTGCGCTTGTCGCCACCGCGCCCGCGATAGGTCATCTGCCAGACGGGGTTCTCCCCCTGCTGCTGCACCGTCCGCTTCAGCACCGGCGACTGATCCACCATCGCCACCGCATCCTGGAACAGGATCCCCGCTTGGTCTTTCTTGGCCGCCGCCGCATAGATCTCGGCGCGCGGCTCATTGTCGGCCACCATCATGTACAGGCCGATGCCGCCCAGCATGGGCGACTTGCCGTTGCCCTTGCCTTCCTCATCGTAAAACCGCGTGAACCGCCTGAGCCACGCCCCGTGTCGGGCGCTGTACTGTTTCCAGCCAAAGAGCGAGCCAATCCGGAACGCCTGGCTGGGGTGCAGCTCAAAGGGCCGGCCCTCGAACTGCCCGCCATTGAGCCGCAGCACCTCCGGAAAGAAGCGGATCGCCCGCAGCGCCGCTGCCAGATCCCATTTGAGCCCGCGCTTTGGCCCCTCGATCAGGTCGCGCAGATGGCGATCCGCCGCCGCCCGCACATAGGGACCGGCCACAACCTCACCCGCCTGCACCGCTTGCGCCCAGGCTGTCACCGGGTCCTCGCTGTCCGAGGTCCGTGCATGTTCCGCGCTCACGTCAGGTAGCTCTCGGGTCCATTGGGATCCGGAAAGCTGAAGCCCATCTGGCCCGCCCCCGACAGCCCGCGCTCCGCCGCCGGCGTCATGCCGAAGTCATTGGCCAGCCCGCGGATCTGGCGGAAGGTCTCGTTGAGCTGCGCCACCTCGGGCCGCGCCTTGATCTGCACCCCGTTGCGCGTCTCGCTCTCATAGGTCTCGCCCAGCTCCTCCAGCTCCAGTGTCAGCCGCTCATGACGCACCACCGCCGCACAGAGCTGGCGGAACATGAACACATTGCTGGGCTTCAAGCGATCCACGGTTGGATGGCACAAGGGCAGAGCCAGCCGGTCAAAGGTCCAGCGCAGCTCGCCGGTCAGCCCCTCGGGCCGGATCTCCTCCAAGCGCATCCGCGCCCGCTCTTCCAGATTGTGAAGCGGCGCGCCCTCTTCCGCGAGAGCCACAACCTTTTCCTCTGTCGGTCTGCGCCCTCGCATATCCCGGTCAACTCCTTGTTCATGTGGCTTTTTCTATTCAATTTCCACTTTGCGCAGAAAAAGGCTCCCCCTCCGGTTGCCACCGCATCCGGAATTCCTTGGGGCCCTCCCCCCGGGGCATTCTCTCCGCTGCGTCAGCGGTTCGCCGGGTGCTGTGGATCCACCGGCCATCCATCCGCACCGCGCTCCTCCGAGTACCCGCGCGCCTCCAGCCGTTGTTTGTTCTGATCATGATCATCCGGGCACAGCGTCTGCAGATTGCCCGGATCCAGAAACAGCGCCTGATCACCTCGATGCGGGATCACATGATCCACCACCAGGCGGCAGCGCTTTGGGTTACCCTGTCGAGATCCGGACGCCGTCAGGGAACCATCGTTCAGGATCCCCCGACGCAGACACGCCCGGCACAGAGGCTCACGCGCCAGATGCTGAGGTCGCAGGCGACGCCGCCAAGCCGACAGGTTGTACAAATGGTGGTACTCGCTCCGCGCTGTCATCGCATACCCCCGGAACGCAAAAGCGCCCGCCGGTTTCCCGTGGGCGCATTTAGTGATGATGCATATTTACTGCCACGCCGGTGAGGTTGGCGTCAAGGGGGCTTGTGGGGGAGTCTGGAATGCGCAGTTAGCGACATTTGCAAAGTCGCGCCTATCCAAGCCTAACATTCTGTCGCGCGCCTTGCAGAACGAGGTTAATATCGTTTCTTAAGGCATTCTGTAACTGTGAATTTGGGGAACAACGGCTCAGCCCTGCAACGATTCATTAGCTCCCAGTACATTGATCGTGCGAGATCCTGTTCAATCCCATTCGGCACTTCAAATTTGTATCCTCCCTCTGCGTCGGTGCGACTAAACGAGCGGCAAAACTCTGGTTTCAGATAAGCGTACAGCTCCAGGCGGATATTGTTTAGAAATTCAGCAATGGTACTCGCGTGGTACGCCAAAATATTATTATGAAACCAATCTGAAAACTCTGGCAGAAGCTCATAGCCTTTTGCAACCTCTACATTTTTTTCATGGTCCCTAAGTATTCGAACAATCTTCGCGACGTTCGGTTCCAGCCGGGCAAAACTGTGCTTTGCGATGTCCCCGCAGATTCTAATCCACTCTCGCCTCTCCACTTCAAGGTCGACCTCGATACTAGCTGAAGGAAACCAGACATTCTCAACAGCACTCCTGGCCTCCAACCAAGAGGAAAATGCTTCGATGACTTCTTTGAGTCCAGATGGGTTTGAACCTAGTTGCGGTGTCTTACAGACTGTTTTCAAATAGAAAAGGAACGTGAAGTCACTTGTTCCTGAGTTCTCAGGAGGCTTAGACAGCCCAAATGGCAAGTCTCTTTTGCCTCTTGCTGAGAGCGGTGATAAAAAATCTCCAAGTAAAATGTTAAACAAACGTAACGTGAAGTCAGACTGGTGTAGCAAATTTGTGTCTGTTCGCCCCCCTTCTGGCAGATGGAACATCGCATGGTTGACCATCTCATCAATCATGCCCCACGCAGCATTTAAAACAATAACTTCTTGTTCTATGGACGAATAACCCAAGTCGGTAGCTCCACTTCAGCTTTGGATGCTCACCACAGCAGGAGGTAGAAAGCGAGCTTCGCAAATTATACCTCTTAACTTGCAGTGAGGCAGGGTGATTGGTTTTCGGAGTACATGCATGCAACAGAATGTACTGTGCCCACGGGGTGTAGAATTATTGCTAGACGTAAAAAATGTATTCAGGAATTCTGTATTCCGCGATGACTTGGAGGCGCTCGTCATTATGCATAAGCGCACCGAAGCCTTCCGAGATAAATGTAGGGCAGGCATTGCCCCAAGGCGTCGGAATAAACACATTTGGAGTTAAAGGGTTTCGGCTTAGGCTAAACATGTCGAGCCTATCATCTGGCAGAGACCGCTCGGCCAGCGCTTCCTGAAATACGTTCATTTGACGTGCGCAAATCACTGCATCGATGTTCTCATAAATCACTGGCGCCCCACCTGATGTGTGGAAAGAATTGGAGGTTAGAAGACCTGAGAATTCTGATAATAGACTACCAATGGGTTCGTAGATGAAGTCATCCCACACGATAATTAGAATATTTGCCCCCGTATCTCGCGAAAACCCCGCAAATTTTTTGTCTGCGCTCACGAGGAAATCCTTCACAGGATTGTCCCTGGGCAACAGCACATCAGAATTATTCAGTTGGACGGATGTGGTGAACTCTTGAGTGATACGAACCGGGAGTTGGACGCTAGCTCTCGCCCTAAGGCGTTGATGGGACAAGAGGCTTGGTGCCTTAACTTCAAAATTGTAGGCGTCACCGCCATCGACAACTCTAACCTCAGGTCGAAGTCCATTTTCACCTCGTGGCTCAAAGAAAAATTGGGCTGAACTACTCCAAGTCATTCCCAAAATTTTGTCTATCGCAAAAACTTCTGCAAACAATTGGAGCATCTGCTCATAGCGGCGCTCATTGCGCTCTGGTCCGCCGAGGTAGCCCAGTTCTTTAATGTAACGAAGTCCCAAACCCGGCACTTTACGCTCAGCCCTCGCGCATAGGTTCGCAAATTTCCAAAGGTTAATGTCCACATGCGGCGAGCTGTACAAATACCCGAGCCAGTGCCATCCGCTTTGTAAAACCAAATCTCTCGCGGCTAAGTAGAAAGTCACCGTGTCCGGGCATTTAGCACTGCAGTGAGGTACTGGCGTAGACAGAGTGAAACGTCTTGCGTCTGAGTAAAATAGTTGAAGGTCTGGGTGCATAGAATTTGAGTCTCTTGTGGTTGTTCAATTTCAACCACCACAACCGCGTGAGATCAAGAGAATCTCATAGAGCACGGAGTGCCTCCTTTCTTGGGCGTCACGGGGGCTAGTGATAGATTTCAATCTGAAGGGCAGGAAAGGGCTGGTTTCAGCCATCACCACCCCATCCGCCCCAGCGCCTCCGCTAAAGCCTGTCGCAACGCACCAGACGTCTGCCCTCGAACACTCCACCCATGCGCCCGTAGCACCGCACTGATCGGCTTATCCTCTAGGCACACCATATCGACCAGCCGCCGATCCGTGATGTTCTCGCGCGATCCCCGCTTAGACGGGCGGATCTTTCGCACAACCATGGCAGTGCCGGTACCGATGCGCCTGCGGATCCGCTCGATCTCTTCGCGATCCCGCAGCACCGCATCAATAAAACTGCCACTGCCGCCACCGCCGCTGCGGAGCGCCTCAACAGACGAACACCGGACACCGGCGCAGGCATGGCGCTCGACCAGATCCCGGTAGTAGCGCCCAGCCGCCACCTGCTCGCGGGTGAAGGGCGCGGGCTTACCGTTGCTGGCAGCCTTGGCCGCCATCACGTCGAACACATCCGCGCGCTGCATGGCCGACCGGCCACGATAGCCCGAGGGTCGCGCGACCCAGTCGTCTTCGCCATCAGGAAACAGGCTCACCGGCTGGAACACACGGATCGCTCCCCGGGCCGGACCTTCTGGGATGGCATCACCGCAGATCTCGGGCACATAACCCTGTGCCTTCACTGCCTCTATGCGATCTGCCTCCGCCTTCAGGCGCAGCTGGCGCGCCGCCATGAACTTTGCCACCGGGGTCAGATCCGCCACGCCATCAGATGCGACGATCACAACATGCTCGCTCATGCTGCTGCACCCCGCTGCGCCTGGTCTGCGATCTCCCGACATTTCTGCAGCGCTTCAGATCGGTGGGCGCGAAAGCTCTCATCCTCCATCGACAAATGATCCCCACGCCCCAGGCGCATCTCGATATCCGCCATCCGGCGCACAGCCCCATCCGCTTCATTGCGGATCTGGGTGACGGTGTAACGCCCAGGCCATTCCCGCGCCCCACGCAGATAGCGCAGCAGCTCAGGCGCCCAGCCCCCAGCCAGCGCCTCTTGTCCCAGCGCATGCACGAAGACCTTGATCATCAGCGGCGACGGTCCGCTCTCCGGCGGCTGGATCGCCCGCGCCTTGTTCAGGATCTTCAGCCCAATCGGAAACCGATCCTTGTCCCGACCGCCTGGGTGCGCCTCCACCCAGTCCCGCAACACCGCGAGGCTCGCCGGCGACATATACGCCAGCTTCTGGCGGAGCTCAGCCAGCATCACCGCAAACTGAGCCTTGGTAAGGGTCGAGGGCCGCGCCAGCCCCAGCGCCTCCAGCGGCATGATCAGCATGTCCTGAACCCGTTTCTCTCCGGCGGCCTGTTGTTTCTCATCCATCTCTGCACCTCATTTCTCAGCAAATCCGAGTTATCCACAGCCACCAAACCCGAACGGTCCCGCGACTGTCCTTCTGTTTTGTTATGTCTCTGTCTCTGTCCCTGTCGTGCAGGACAGTCTGAGACTGTCCGAGACTGTCTTGAACTGTCCGCCGGACAGTCTTGGACACTGTCGGACAGTTATCGGACGGAGCCGGAGCGCGCCTGGCCGAGGTCGAACATATGCGTCGACCAGGACCGCATGGCGCGCTCGATCCAGCTGGCGTTGCGGTACTCGCAGCCTTCCTGGACCAGCCATTCGTCCATCCAGCGAATGGCCGCGTCGTTCTTCGCCAACTCGGCGTGATAGCCGGCCACCGTCATGCGCAAGCGCTGCAACCGCTTGGCCGCATTGGCCGCTTCATGCTTGGCGCGATTGTCTTCCTTGCGCGACAGCGCCTCGGTCAGTGACCTGAGCACCATCGGATGCATGAGCCGCACCTCGCCGCCCTCGCAGATGCAGGGCGTCCATTTGTGCAACGGGCCGTAGTCCAGTTTGCACAGCGACCGGAAGTGCCCCGGATCGACCAGCAGCAGCTTGGCCAGCGTCTCCAGGTCCTGCGGCACCGTGCCCACCGGCGTCTGGTCATAAGCGATATTGATCAGGTCGAAGTAGAGTGCCCGGCACTCTGGCGTGCCCTTCAGCCGCATGTCCGAGTTCAGCCAGCGTCGCCGTTCCCACGCCATGAAATAGTGGCTATCGAGCCGATCCTCGATCCCCAACGGATATTCCGGCAGCTCATCGGTGGAGACCGGCTGCAATCCAACCGCGCCCAGCATCACGCTGCCTCCCCGAACAGAGACGACAGCTCATCATCGATTGCATCGATCAGCTGCGGGCCGTTGTCGACTGCATGGCTGCGCGCCATCTTGCGATAGCGTCCAGACCAACCGCGATAGCGGCAGATCTGGGAACAGGTCTGCGTTGATGCGCCGGTGAACGTGGCCATATCCGCCAAGGTGCATTCCCCAGCCCTGTCCTCGATCAACCACCAGATCTGATAGGCAATCCGCTCTATACGCGGTGAGGTGATCTGCCCCATCATGCCGCCCTCGCCAATTGATCCTGGAAGAATGCCGCCGCGCCGGGATCGGTCAGGATCATCAGCAAGGCGGTATGGCTGGCTGGCGCGGTCACGGCGCCCCACCAGTTCAGCGCGGTCTGGAACGACACATCGCAGAACAGCGCCACCTCGCGCGGGCTGTGAAACCGCGCGTGGAAATAGGCCGACCAAAGGTCAGGCGCGCTGATCTTTAGCACGTATGGATCCAACTGATTTGACCAAGACGCTTGGTCAGCTGACGTGCCAGGCTGGTCGCATGGCACATCATTGTTCACGATCAGGGTTAGACGCGGGCGGCTCATGCGGCGATCCCCCCCTCTCGACTTTGAGGCGGGTTATCCGACATGTGCTTTCGGATCTTGTCCACGGTGTGAAGCGTCGGACTCGATTTGCCATCTTTCCAAGACGCCCACTGCCCCCAGTTTGCGCCGATGGCTTGCCTCAGCACATGTTGCGGGGTGCGACCAACGGCGTCTGCATAGGCGGAGAGTTCTGCGAGAAAATGTTCCATAAACCCTAATTGGGGTTTATTTACCCCAACAGTCAAGGGTGTATTTACGCCATGCTTATTTCGGATCAGTGGGGTAAATTACCCCACATGCAACAATCATTTAGAGACGCATTCCTTGCGGCAATCGAGACCTCCGGCAAGTCTATGCGCAAAGTTGCGAGTGACGCTGGCGTTTCATATGAGCAGCTCAAGAACCTGGCACAGGGTAAGAGCAAATCAACCAACGTAGATGACGCAGTGAAAATTGCTGCGTCATTTGGCACCACGCTAGAAGGCTTTTTGGAGGGGCAGCTGACTTACTCTGAAGCGCCAAGCATCGCTATTGCAGGTAAAGTTGGAGCCGGTGCACGAGTTCCCGTTTTTGACGCCTATGAAAAAGGCGCAGGTCCGCAAGTCCTTTGCCCACAAGGGCTATCCCCTCATGGCGTAGTTGCTGTTGAAATCGAAGGCGATAGTATGGAGCCGGTCTATTCGGCTGGAGACCTGCTTTTCTACACGCGCAACGGTCACAATGCAGTTGTTTCGGATGATATCGGCCACAGATGCGTTTGCGAAGACGAGGATGGAATGGGTTGGGTTAAGCAGATCAAACCGGGTGATGAGCCGGGTAGCTTTCACTTGATCTCTCTCAATCCAGGCGCTCAGAACATGTGGAATGTGCGATTGAAGTGGGCTGCAAGGGTGCGTCTGCACTGGCCAGCAGAGTTGGCTCAGAGAATCTAACTTTGCACCTCATGCACACTCCGGGGTAATTATACCCCTTTTGAGTTGACGGGGTAATTATACCCCGCTATCAATCTTCCATCAACCGATGGAGGATTGAATGCAAGACAGACTTGAAACCGTGCTGCGTGACGCTCAGCAAATCGCTGGCTCCCCCGAGGATCATCTCGACACCCCGCACCTATTCACTACGGCATGGGCCACGCTGAAAGCCGCACGCGGCCAAGGCTTTGACCCGGCGCGCCTGCGGGCTGCACACCTGGTCGAGCGCCCTGCGCCAACGCCCGAACCAACCGAACAAGTCTTGGAGCGCGTCGGCCACAAGGTGCGCCGCGTCATGGCGGACCGCCAGATCAGCCCGCACGGCCCCCATGCGGCGTAAGGCGAGGCGCACCCGCAATGACAAACCCTATCTCTCAAGGTTCCGCGCCCATAGCGGACAAACTCCAAGGGCGCCGCCCTTGCCCGAATAACGAACACCCGCGCCGCGCTGGAGGATTGCGCGCCAATGGGGTTCGCGAGGTTTCGCACCCGTCTTGCGGTGCGGATCAGGCGCGGGCGGCTCAATCCTCCAAATTGCCCACCGCCCGCGCACAATAACGTCCCCGATCACACGGCCTGAAACTGGCCCGTGACGAACTGGCCGGAGCTTCGGCTTCGGCCCTTTTTCTTCAGCATGAGGGCAATCACCTCGCCCAAGCCTGTGGAGCACCCGATGCCACGCCCGAATTCTGAATCCAGCTTCCCGTCCGGGGCGCGCGCAAATTCCACCACTCACGCATCCACCAAAGAGCGCGCGCCCATGCCGTCAGTGACCTCCGATTTGACCGGAGCAAAGCTCAGAAACTCGCCCGCGCAACTGGCCGGCATCCTCTGCAATGATCCGCAGTTCCAGAAGTTTGCCGCCATCCGAAGCGGCCTTCCAGATCAGCAGTTCAACGCCAGCGCTGCCGCCGAGTACCTGCGCACGGTCTGCAATATCATCACGCGCCGCGATCTCGACTTGCGCGGCGAGGCATTCAATAAATTCAATGCGCTGCGGACTGACTTTGATGCGTGGCGTGGACGGATCGCGGCACCGCGGGAAGGCTATCACAATGGCTAAAGCACTGGTCGCCTGCGAAACCAGCGGCATCATGCGCCGCGCCCTGGCAGCGTTGGGCCATGATGTCTGGTCCTGTGACATTTCCCCCGCCGAAGACCGATCCAACCGCCACATCATCTGCGACGTGCGGGATGGCATACTGCACGAGGGCTGGGATCTGCTCGCGGTGATGCATCCCCCCTGCACCCGTCTGTGCCGCTCTGGTCGACGCTGGATGTCCGGACCGGGAAAGTGGACCCATCCGAAGACACTCCCCAGGGGGCGCTCCTGGGCTGAACTGAAGGCTGAGTTCGAGCTTGGCGTGGACATCTTCACGGCCTGCTGGCTCGCGCCCATTCCCTGCCGCGCCATTGAGAACCCGACAATGAACGACCTCGCCCGCGATCGCATGCCTGCTGATCTGCCCGCGCCCGATATCGTCCAGCCCTTCCAGTTCGGCGATCCCGCCTACAAGGCAACCGGTTGGTATCTCGATGGTCTTTCCCCGCTGCGGGAGACGAACCGCCTGCCCGAGCCGGAACGACTGTCCGCCGAATGGAAGCGCTGGAACCGTGTGCATCGCATGCCACCCAGTCAGGAGCGCGCACGCCTCCGCAGCCGATCATTTGAAGGCATGATGAACGCCGCCGCCCGCCAGTGGGGCGATGAAGCGGACAGGAGCCGTACCCGCGCCAATCACCCTGTCTGCCCGACAGCTAAAATCAAGCGCGAAACGTTGGAGAAACAGTCGTGACTGTACCGCTACTTAACTCCAAAGAAGCCGCCGAAGCCCTTGGTGTTTGTGAAAAAACATTGCGGGAGTGTCGATTACTCGGGCTACGATACGTGCAGGTCACGCGTGGGGCGATCAGATATCGGCGCGACGACCTTGAATCCTACATTGAGGAAAGGACTATGGAGGCATGCCGTTCAGACCGAAGAACAGCAAATACTACCACTACGACTTCCAGATCAGGGGTCGTAGATTTTATGGATCGTGCGGAACGGAAGACTTCGAAGAAGCCAAAGCGGTTGAATCGCAGGCCAGAGTAGAGGCGAAGACCGCACCGCAAACAATTGGAAAATTTACGCTTTCTGAAGCTCTGGGCACGTACTGGACCGACATTTGCGAAAAGCAATCCAGTGCGAGAACCGCCGAGAGCCAGGCTAAGAAGATCCTTGAGATCATTCCAGGATCAACGCGCATTGATCGCCTGACCAATCAGGACATCATGCGCTTTGTCCGTACCCGTCGTGCAGAGGTCAGCAATGCCACGGTAAACCGGCACCTCCAATTCCTTGCGCGCGCGTTGCGCCACATGGAGAACTTCTACGGTGCCAATCCTGCAGACCTGCAGTTCAAGGCGGCTACAACAAAGGAGCCAAAAGAGCGGGTCAGAGAGCTCACTTATGGGGAGCAGGATCGTCTCTTTAAATACCTGAGAAGCGACCTCCGACCTCTTGTGAAATTTGCACTTATGACCGGAGCCAGGCAAGCTACGATGCTCGGTTTGTGCTGGAGCGACATCAAGCATGAGAAGAGCCGGATCGATTTCCGCCTAAAGAGCGGTGGGGAGCTCAAGTTCCCAATGAACGGTGAGATCCGCGCTCTGCTTTCTGCGCTACCTAAATCAATGCAGGTCGAGCACAGACGATTTGTGTTTACCTACCTCACCGACGACGAGAGAAATCCGGAGCGTCGACGGATCAGGCAGAATAGTCATCTGTTCGAGGATTTCAGGGCCGCCCTGCAAAAGGCAGAGATCGAGGACTTCCGCTTCCATGATCTGCGTCACACCTTCGCGACGCGGATGCTTCGCGCCACCGGCAACCTGAAGCTGGTAAGCAGGCTATTGGGTCACACCAGTATTGAAACGACTATGCGATACGCTCATGTCCTCGACACTGATTTGGCTGACGCGATGAACGATTTCAGCATGTTTCAAATCGCCGAGTCCCGAAGTTTCTCCCGAAGCTCTCAATGA